CGGCATCCAGCTTCGTGCCTGGCCTGCCGGGCGGCAGCTCGGGCATCGAGACCACGATCGTGGACGCGCCGGCGGTCACGGACAGCACGGCCTACATCCCCGGCCTGCACATCGCCATCGACCACATCGGCGGCCAATGGGCCGGCGCGGCGGTCTACGAGAGCACGGACGGGACGAACTACGACCTCGTCGGCACGACGGACAAGCGCAGCGTCGTCGGCACCAGCGAGGCGCAGCTCGACTTCTGGCCGTCGGCGGAAACGATCATCGACCCAAACCCGCTGTTCTCGCCGGTGAATCCGACCGACTTCCAGGCCATCGTCTGGCAGTTCAGCGACAGCGCGGCGAGCCGGGTACTGAGCACGACGCAGGCCCGTACCGAACGCGGCAGCAACTGGGCGGCGATCGTCTCGCCCGGGCAGCCGACCGAGATCGTCAGCTTCCGCACCGTGACGGCACTGGGCGGCGGTCGCTTCACAATCCAGGACTACTACCGAGGCCTGCGCGGGACGACGCCGCAGACCTGGCCGGCTGGCGCCAGAATGGTCCTGCTCGACGGCTCGCCGTTCTGGCGGGAGTTCCTGGGCGAAATCACGCCGACGGCCCTAGCGTACAAGATCGTGCCGGCTGGCCTGACGCTCGACGACGTCGAACCCATCAGCGTGGTCAACGAGCGCCGCAACGCCTCGCCGCTGCCGGTGCGGCAGGTCATCAAGACGATCGACGGCACCAGCCTCACGGCCCGGTTCACGGTGCAGTACCAGTGGTGCCGGCAGGTTCTGCCCTACAACGCCCAGCCGCCGCATCCGATGGACGAGGAGGTCGAGAGCTACCGCTTCACGATCTACGACCCGACCGGCACGCAGGTTCGGCGCGTGCGCACCATCACGGCATCGCTGACCGGCACCAACTCGCTGCGCGACCGCTGGATTGATTACACCTCGGCGCAGCAGTCTGCTGACGGCTACACGCCCGGCACCTCGGCCACGTTCTGGGTGGACGTGCAGCAGGTCGGACAGTTCGGTCTCAGCCCATCTCGCAAAGTCCTCTACTAATGCGCACCTACACCATCAGCACCGGAGCCGTGACCATCTCGGCCGCGACGACGCTCATCTGCATTCGGCCGAACACCTCGCAGGCCATGTCGGTCGTGCGCGCGACGCTGACGCAGCGCGGCACCACGACGAGCGAACAGGTGCGCGTGCAGCTCGGCCGCAAGGCGAGCGCGTACGCGACCGGCCTCACCTCGGTCAACGTCGGCGGCTCGACGCAGCCGCTGCTGGCCAAGCACAGCGAGAGCGACGCGGCCTCGGCCATCACCGGCGGCACGTCGGCGGCGGCTGGCACGGCTGGCACGGCGAGCACGACCGAAGGCGCTGGCGGCTTCACGCCGGTCATCGACGAGGCCTTCAACAACATCAACGGCTTCGTCTGGCTGCCATCGGTCGATGAGCAGCTGGTGTTCGCCGCCGGCAGCGCCGAGGCGTTCGTCATGCGCGTGCCGACGGCCCCGACGGGCACCAGCAACTGGCACGCGACGGTGACGTTCCAGGAAGCCTGATGACGAGCCTGAGCGCACGCACGGTTGCCGCGATTGTCGCACTGCGGGTGCGGCACGAGGACACCGTCGATGCGTTCCGCCGGCGGCGCGCGCAGGAAGTGCGCGAAGGCCATCGGCGCTTCGTCGCGCAGCGGGCGACGTTGCTCGAGGAGGACCTGGAGAAGGTCGTACTGCAGAAGGACTTCCTCAACGTCGTCGGCGGCGTCGGCAGTCAAAGCAGCGGCCTAGCCGAGGTCGAGGTCACGCGCGACGCCGACGGCGGCATGCGATTCTTCGCGGAGGTGGGCGTCGGCGGTGGCAATCTCCAGTGGGCCGGGTCGTGGGGTGGCACCATCCCCGACGGCATCTTCCTGTCGCAGTACCAAGGAGCGTGGTCGTGACCGTCTACTATCGCGGGCAGGTCGTCGGGAACGGTGGCAGCAGCTACGTGTGCATCCTGGACCACACGAGCAGCGCCGGCGACGAGCCGGGCGTCGGCGGCTCGTGGACGACGTACTGGGCGGTCGTGGCGGCGGCGGGCACCGGCCTCACGACGGGCGACAAGGGCGACATCACGGTCAGCGCAGGCGGCGCGACGTGGACGATCGACAACGACGCGGTGACGTACGCGAAGATCCAGAACGTCTCGGCGGCGTCAAAGCTGCTTGGCCGTGGCGACAGCGGCTCCGGCGACGTGCAAGAGATCACGCTCGGGTCTGGCCTTTCCATGACCGGCACCACGCTGGCGGCGACTGGTGGCGGCGTGACGGACGGCGACAAGGGCGACATCACCGTCTCGGCGTCTGGCGCAACGTGGACCATCGACCATGCGGCTGTCACGTTCGCCAAGATGCAGGACATCACCAGCCATCATCTGGTTGGCCGGCACGCTGGTAGCACCGGGGCACCGCAGGAAGTCGGCGTTGGCAACGGTGTCGAGTTCCACGGTAGCGGCATCAGGCGCAGCCAGTTGCTTGGCGATGTCGAGGCATCCGCCGGCAGTAACACGACTACGATCGCCACGGGCGCGGTCACGTTGTCAAAGATGGCGAACCTCGCCACCGACACGCTGATCGGTCGCCAGTCTCCAAGCACTGGCGTTCCCGAGACAATCTCATGCACCGCAGCAGGCCGCGCACTGATTGATGACGCTGACGCCGCATCGCAGCGCACGACGCTCGGCCTCGGCAGCGCAGCAACGCAAAACATCAGCAGCGGTACGGCGTCGCCAACCGGCGGCGCTGACGGCGACATCTACCTCCAGTACGTCTGACCATGGCCGACAACGTAGGATACACGCCGGGAAGCGGCGCAACGGTAGCAGCCGACGAGATCGGCGGCGTTCTCTTCCAGCGCGTGAAGCCCGTGCATGGTGCGGACGGCACCGCGACGGACACCAGCGCGACGAACCCGCTGCCGGTCGCCGCGTACGGCGAGTTGGTCGAATCCATCGAGGCCCTGCGCATGGCGGTTCACTCGCTGACGCGGAGCATCGGCCAGTCGCTGCCGTCTGCGCAGGGCTGGCCGATCATGGAGGCAAGGCAGCCGACTGCGGCCAACCTCGCCGTCACGGCGTCGATCGCCGGCAGCCAGACGCTGGCGACCGTCAGCACACTGACCAATCAGACGCAGATCGGCGGCTTTGCCGCAAACGACTACGTTCCGGCGCTGCTGCACATGCAGTCCGACAATCTGCGCCGCAACATCTCGGTGACTTGACACATGGCAACAACGAACGGCAATCGCAAGATCCTCGACATGAAGCGGTGGGAGTTCTGCGCCCCCGCTCCAGTCGCCACCGCCGCCGCATCGTGCATCGCCTCGTCGCGGCACTTCCGGCAGCAGCAGTTTTTCCTCCGCAGCGCGACGGAGGCGTACATCTACAACCCGAGCGAAGACGGATGGGTGCTGCTTGCGTCCCCGGCACTGACTCCCGCGCTGGCAGCGGGCGCGTCGGCGGTGGCTAGCGCATGGTCTACGGGTTCGACGGTGGGCGCGGCGTCGCTGACCGCGACGGCGGGCACGACGAGCACGATCACGACCAACCAGACGTTGGCGCGTGATCTTCGCGGCTACAAGATCCACATTCTGTCGGGTCCGAACAACGGTGCGGTGCTCGACATCGTGCGCAACACGGTGGGCGCGTCGGCGGTGATCACGGTAGCGACGCAGGCGAGCGCGTTCTCGGCCTCGACGGTGTACCGCCTGTTGACGCCGCGCTGGTATCTGCTGACTGGTGGCACGCTCGCCTCCGGCAGCTTCCGCGTCTACGACTACGCGACGAACACCTACACGACGCTTGCGCAGGCGGGACTCGCGGCGTCGCTCGGCACCGACGGCAAGCTGGTGGCCACGCCGTCGATCATCGACGGCGATTTCAAGCAGTTCGCCACCGGCACCGCGACGAGCGCGACGGCCACGACGCTCGTGCAGACGGGCAAGACCTGGACGGCGTCGCAGTGGATCAACTCGCAGGTACGAATCACCGGCGGCACCGGCGCGGGCCAGATCCGCACGATCACGGCGAACACCGCCGACACGCTCACCGTTGCGACGTGGACCGCGACGCCGGACGCGACCAGCGTCTACGCGATCGAGGGCAACGACAACTTCCTGTACTACCTCGGCAACAACGCGGTCACGCTGTACCGCTACGACATCACGGCGAACACCTGGAGCACGT